TGAAAAATAATTCATTTTATTTGATATAAAGTATATTGCCAGGTAAGCTCTTCTCCTGGCTCGATATCTTTTGATGCACCAATCCACCAAACTCCATCTTCCATTAGAAGTTTGAAACAATTGGGATCATCAGAATGATTTCCAAATCCGCCCAAAGGGGTACGAATATATCCATCTTCACTTTCTTTTCGGGGATGGTGTGTAACCCCAATTAATGCATGGGCTTTAATTTTCTCTGTTGTAAAGAGCCCAAGTCCACTAATGGGGGATTCTTTTATCGTTATATAGTCTGGAAGAGGTTTATACATTATAAAGAAAGTCCTGTCACTACTTGAAGATAATTTTTCTCAGTTTGTTCTGATGCCTCATCTTCAGTTAAAATGTGTTCTATCGAAATTGTAACCTTTTCATTTTTTGCTGCCTTCATCCAAGGCACTAATGCAAATCCTATTTGTCCTGTGGTATTGGGGGGTAACATTTGCAATATCATCGGTTTTTCAAGAGTTATTAAATTATTTTTTTCTTCTATTACTCTCGCAATTACTTCTTCACCTGTAATTAACTTTAATACTTTAACATCATTTGCCATCGTTATAACTGCTCCTTCAATGTGGTTACATATTTTGCTATAGCATGATCTAATCCATCCGTTTGGGAAATTAAACCATTATCATTATCTGGGCCCCAATCCAAAGTCTGACTGTTTATAAAAAGTCCTGTGTGATAGTAAGGCCAAGGAGGAGTAAAAGGGATAGGATCGCTACGGCGAACCACACGCCAATGAGTGGGTTGTCCACCAGACAAAACTTGAGAACTGACTTTTGGTGATCCGTAAGAGAAAATTTGAACATTGTGACTCCTTTTGTGAAGCCACATTCCTATTATTTGTGCAACGGCTCCACCTAAACTGTGGCCTGTAACGTGTACAGTATGTTCAACCGTATGATCTCTATCTATAATTTCCATAACACCTAGAGAAGCATCTCTAAATCCTTTATGGAGATAGATTCCTAAACGCCCATCATTTACCAATCTTACATCAATATCAGATTGTACATTTGATTTATTGGCAGTACCTCTAATAATAATTATTGTTATTCCATTTTCTTGTTTTACCTCAAACGCAACTTCATCTTTTTGATCACCACCAGCATCATAAATTTCTTTACAATATTCTGCGTGTTCAATGAGGAGATTTAACGAAATTGGTAGATTTGATTTATCACCATTACCTAGATCATTATTGGTGTCAGGTTTACCTTTTGAACAACCACTAAGCAGTAGAATTAGTCCTATTATTATGAGTTTCCAATTCCTCTTTTTTCTTCCAAGCAGTTGCACCTAAAATGGCTCCAAACGATAAATGAAACATAGCTCCTGCCCCTAACGTAAGAGGTTCCCATCGAGTCACTTCACATGTCCATCCGGCTGGATACCGTTCTTTATCATTACAATGTTCTTCCATTTTAAGATTCCACACCAATGGTGCAAAGAAAAAGTCAACTAAGCATATAAACAAATAAACTAAACCTGCCCAGTCTTTCCAATATTTGTTAATTGTTCTGTTTATATTCATTATTCTTTATCTGGTCGAGTTATTTCAAACAAATTACACTCCCAACCTTTTCCATTAGTTGAACCACCTTCGTTATCTAATTCAGTTGGCTCGCTGGGTTTATCGTCAGGAAAAATATAACTTATGCTGTTTAAAAAATCACTACCATCTAAATCAATTGTATTAAACACTAATCGTCTTTCGTCAAATTCGTGTCCTTCAGGGAGTTCAAATTCTGTCCAAATAAATTGGCCTTTCTCACTTGCATATGCAGTAAAATAATGTCCTGTATCATAACAGTAATTATTTCCTTCACTGGTATAACATTCTCGTTCTTCACGAATCATTTCGTCTTCTAACCAATAGCCTTCGCCTATATCATTGAATGCATCATCCTTGGCGTCTTCGTATTTGTCTCTAATCTCATATGCATTATCATATGATACAGTTTCGCCATTTGGGAGGTCAATAGAAATCCAAGCACTTTCTAAATCACAACCATAAATATGATCAATATTATCACATTCATGCCAGCCTTCGCCATCTAAAAAATCCATATCTTCTGGAATTCTATTTTCATCAACATAATCAAACGCATCTTGACAGTATGTTTCTAATTCATCGTCACCTAATGCTGTCCAATATTCGTGTTGTTCTTCGGTTATTTCGCCTAATACAAGTTCTCCTCCATAACCACTAATATCAATTGTTACTGTATTTTTGTTTTCACTCATGTATCCCCGTCGAGTCTATTTTCGCTACGTTCAGCGTCAAAATGTCCTTCGGGAAACCTTGCTTTAAGTTTATCTGCGTTGATTTGTAATACTTCATTAGGGTCGGCGTCCAATGCTGTACAGGCATTTGCCCAGTACCATGCGACGTCGCCTAATTCTTTTATTAATCTTGTACGGACTTCCTCATTTAAAGGTTTTCCTTGGAACAAAATTTTCTTCACTTGTTCAGTGAACTCACCGCCCTCTGACACTAAGCCAAATGCGGCAGTAATAAGTCTTGGTATGTTAATATTGCCCATCATATGTGCGGGCGATTGTTCTAATTCTGCTAATCTATGTAAAAAACTTGAGTATTGTTTTGATTCGTCGCTCGTTATTGAATCGACAAATTGTCTATATTCTTCTAATTTCATTTCTTGAAATACATCAAGTTCTATCGCCGCTTTCATATTCTCCTTTATTATATGTAAATCATTGCTAAGATTTTTCCAACAATTGCACCTATCACAATCGCCACAATAATACAAAAAATAAATATTTTTGTATCTTTATCAATTTTCTTTTCCGAATCCTCCAAAGTAACTACACCTAAAACAGAGTTGGCCGGTTCCCTCTACATAACCATATCTGTATTCAATAGGGTCTTGACTTGAATAATTTGTTCTTGCTCCACACATTACACATAGTTCGTGTTTGTCTTCTTTTACTTTTTTTCTTTTTTTAGTACCCATTTCAATTTACTCCTTGTATTCATCTTTTAATACGAATTTCCCACCATAGTCAAGTTCACAGTATCGATGAACATCTGACGAATTTACTAATACACCACCCTTTTCTTGTGTTACTCTATATTTTCTAGGACAAGGTTCGGGATTTGTAAATACAATCCAGCTCACAACAAGAGCTTGTACAATTATAACTGTCGCAGTAGTTATTATCATGCTACAATCTATTAATAAATCTTTCGACTTCTGTATAACCACCTATAAAATTTCCATCAATAATAACTTGAGGAACAGTAATTACTTTTTTTCCTGCGGCTTTCTGCATTTCTTTAATCAATACTTTACTTTCTGATACATCAATTTTTTCGACTTCTATTTCGTTTTCACCTAACATTTTTGAAACCCTATCACACCATGAACATCTTGGTGTTCCATATACTGTTGCCTTCATTATTTCCTTTGTTTTTTAAAATTGATTGGTCGGAGCAGCAAGAATCGAACTTGCGACCTCTTGCTCCCAAAGCAAGCGTTCTACCAGGCTGAACTATGCTCCGTTGGTGGGGAGCCTAGGACTTGCACCCAGTGGGTCACAATGACACCAGATTTACAGTCTGGCCCGCTACTCGTTACGGTCTACCTCCCCATAAAAGAAAAGATTTGTTGAGAAGGGCCTAGACTATCCTATCCCTCAACCGATGGCACGTACCGATGGTCTTATTGGATAGGCTTCTTAACTTCATCTAGGTAGAGCACTTAATCGCATTCAGGGATTAGGAGTCCGTCCCTCCGAACCTGGCTTTAGTGTCGTTTACCCAACAAATCTAATCTAATATTACTATTATATCACACTATTTTTTAATTGTCAAGTTTTTTCAACTTTATATAAAGTATATGTCCAAGTGAGTTCTTCTCCTGGCTCAATATCTTTTGAAGCACCAATCCACCAATCGCCACTTTTTTCCATCAAAAGTTTAAAACAGTTGGGATCATCAGAATGATTTCCAAATCCGCCCAAAGGGGTGCGAATATATCCGTCTTCACTTTCTTTTCGGGGATGGTGTGTAACCCCAATTAATGCATGGGCTTTAATTTTCTCTGTTGCAAAGAGTCCTAGTCCACTAATGGGAGATTCCTTAATTGTTATATAGTCTGGCAATGGTTTATACATTATAAAGAAAGTCCTGTCACTACTTGAAGATAATTTTTCTCAGTTTGTTCTGATGCTTCATCTTCAGCTATAATGTGTTCTGTTGAAATTGTAACCTTTTCATTTTTTGCTGCCTTCATCCAAGGCACCAATGCAAACCCCACTTGTCCTGTTGAAGTATTGGGGGGTATCATTTGCAATGTCATCGGTTTCTCTAAAGTAAGTAAATCGTTGTGTTCTTCTGATACTCTCGCAATCACTTCTTCACCTGTTATTAATTTTAAAACTTTTACATCATTTGCCATCGTTATAATTGTTCCTTTAATGTTTCTACATATTTTGCAATTGCATGAGTTAATCCATCGGTTTTTGAGATTAAACCATTATCATTATCTGGGCCCCAATCCAAATCCTGACTATCTATAAAAAGTCCTGTATGACGGTAAGGCCAAGGAGGAGTAAAAGGGATAGGATCGCTACGGCGAACCACACGCCAATGAGTGGGTTGTCCACCAGACAAAACTTGATCAGAAACTTTTGGTGATCCGTAAGAGAAAATTTGAACATTGTTGCCTCTCTTGTGAAGCCACATTCCTATTATTTGTGCAACGGCTCCACCTAAACTGTGCCCTGTAACGTGTACAGTATGCTCAACTGTATGATCTCTATCTATTATTTCCATAACACCTAGAGAAGCATCTCTAAACCCTTTATGAAGACGGATTCCTGTACGTGCATCACTTACTAATCTTACATCAATATCAGATAGTACATTTCCTTCATTTGCCGTACCCCTAATAACAATTATTGATATTCCATTATCTTGTATTACCTCAAACGCGACCTCATCTTTTTGATCACCACCAATATCATAAATCGCTTTACAATACTCTGCGTGTTCAATGAGAGAGACTAATGTAACTGGTAAATTTGACTTATCACCACTACCTAAATCATTATGTGTTTTATCGTCTTTATTGTGCTTTGCACAACTAGTGAGAATCAGGCTTATCGCCATTCCCATTAGTAATTTCTTTATGTTTATTCCAAGATGTCGCACCTAATATCGCTCCAAAACTCAAATGTAGCATTGCTCCTCCTTGTAATGTAAGAGGAACCCATCTACTTGTATTCATTTTTACTTCATCACTCATCATTGTCATGCCTATGTTCCACATCAAAGGAGCAATGAAGAAGTCTACTACACAGAGAAACAAATAAACTATTGCCGCCCAATCTCTCCAATGTTCATGTATTATTTTGTTCATAATCCACTCAACTTCCTTTCTACATCTGCTAATGTAAAAAACTTTGGGATTCCAGTACCCTCTTCCATATATGAAACCCAATAATCACTATTTTCCACAGTTATATGTCTAAACAGTTCAAACTGGCCTTTATCACCCTCTTCTATGGTAACATTGAAACCTAATTCTTTCATTTCAGCAGAAAGACTTTCTGCCTGTGGTTTGTAGTTTCAAGAACCACAATATTTAATTTTCCATCGAGGCATGTTCTCCGTCATAGTTTTGTTTATTTCCATTAATATTCTGCAACGAAAATATGATACTTTATAATGGTATAGATGAATCCTGCGAAAAAGATTCCCATACCGATTTCATGAATCTTTTTATTAGTACTGATTACCATTGGAGTCATAATACAAAGCATAATAACTCTACCTACTACTTTCAATGACGCCAATTCTCCTTGAAAAAATACAAAAAGATTTGCAAGAAGACAACATTGTAATGCTACTGCCAACCCCAATATAACTTTATGATTTTCATAATAGTATTCACGCAAATTAACCGATTTGTTTTTATATGATTCAGGTTGTGGGGCGACCACCTCAGTAACCATAAAAAACAAGAATGGTACGGAAAGATATAAAAGAAACGTGAATAAATTCCAACTTTCATTTGGAAAATAAGCCAAATCTCTCAACGGATAAGAAGTCCACCAAAATAATATAATAGTAAAAAAGGTTATAAAACTAAATGCCGTATGTGGCCAGTAAAAGAAAACATCATCATTTGGATCATCATTGTAATTTTTTGCCAACAATGAACTGTAGTTTATCATTAACCTTACCATAGACAGACCTAATATCACAAAAGCAATCATTGACAAATGTGAAAATGCTACCATTTAGTTTTCCTATTAAACGAGTGAAAATATAGTAATCATTATACTTCCTATCATACCAAAAAGAAACATACCATAAGACCATCTCAACCACTTATATTTTACAAGGGCGAGTGCTTTACCAGAAAAATACATTTCTCCTGCCAATTCATCATATATCCTATCATCGTTCATTATTATTGTAGCATAATATGCTTTATATTCTTCCTTTGTCATATAAGAGAAATGACCAAAATACAAAGGGTCAAATTCATCTGATGTTTGATCCAACTTTCCCAAATTATTTTTTGGGTACTTAGCATTGGGTATTATTGCAATTATCGCAAATAATAATGTTAATATACAACAAATTGCAAAGAACATTAACGGATACATCAGTATTGGATTGTCAAAGTTTGCGGCTGTAACGGAAAACACAATCGCTGAAACTGTAATCATTTGACCGGCCTTTCTATCGGCATTGATATTCAGTCTCATCTGATTGGTAACACCTAATCTGAAAATGTTATCAACCGCTGTTCTATCCTCTGGAACACCATCAAAGTAATTTTTCTTATCGTATTTCATGAACTACTTTAATGGTGGTGCATATAATAATCCTCCATGATTGTATAATCGGTTTAATCCTCGTTGTAATCCTATTGGGGTATCCGGCCCCACATTTCGTTCATATATTTCTTTATAATTTCCTACTTGTTTTATTATATTGTAAGACCAAGTTGCTTTCAATCCAAGTTTAGCTCCAAGATGGGGATAATCTGCTCCATTTTTTTCTCCCATAAATCTTTGGATATATGGGTCTATATGATTCTTAAAACTGTCTATGTTCTTTGAATTTATTCCCATTTCTTCTGCAATAAACAGAACATATACTGTCCATCGAACTATATCTGACCATTTCTGATCTCCATACTTAACAACTGGCCCTAGTGGTTCTTTAGAGATAATCTCTGGAAGTATCATGTGACGGTCAGGGTCATCGAAACTCAATCGGTTTGATGCAAGACCAGACCTATCAGTACCATACATATCACAGTCACCCCTTTTATATACATTTTTTGTCTTTTCTGAAGGTTTTACTGCGACAGGGATATAACTTATTCCATGCAATTCAAAGAAGTCTGCGATGTTTTTTGCGGCAGTTCCAGTTGAACTAAAACATATCTTTGCACCTTCAAGTTGTTTTGCAGAGGATACTCCAAGAGTTTTCCTTACAATGAATCCTTGACCATCATAAAATGTGGTGGGTAAAAATTCTAGTTTTTTTGTAACATTCCTCGTATAAGTAAATGTGGTTGTAGCAGAAAGAACATCTATAGAACCATCTATCAAAAATTCAAATCGTGTCTTTCCATTAACTATAGTAAATTCGATTGCATCGGCATCACCAAACAATGCAGCTGCAATAGCTCGACAAATATCAACATCAAAACCTTCCCATCTATTACCATCTTCTAAATGCCACATTTCTTGTGAGAAGCCGGGAAACTCATCATTGGTTCCACAAATAACATTTCCTCTTTTCTTCACTCGATCAAATGTTGAACTATACGTTGGAATATATTCTGATGTAGAGTTATCTTCTATGACTTGTCCCTCAGCTGGAGACAATGCCATCATCCAAAATACCCAAATTAAAGATACAACAAGTTTACCCACCATAATCATTGCAATGCCCGATATATTGCCAACAATTCTTCATCAGCAATCGGGGCGGTCATAGTATAATATCTCTGATGTCCAACTGACATGAATGCTTTAATGTCAGAAAAACTAGGATATTTCATTAAGAGATTGTGGAGAAGATAATCTGGACTTAGGTGACAGGATGCACATTGATTATCCTTCGCAAAAACTCTGGTTGATTTCTTGAATCGTTCTGATTGAACCAATACAGAATTTAAATCTTTTTCCATCCATGTAACTTTTTCATCAATTTCTGGAATAACTAAGAAAACCATGTACACAAGAAGTCCTATAATAACATAAATCCATACTTTACTTGCAACAACTATTCCTTTGGTTTCAAGTTCAAGTTGTTCTAATCGATCTCCATGTTCTTCTGTCATATCTTCATATTCTTTCTTTTTTTGTTCAGCCATAATTACCTCACTTCTTTCCTGCTTCGTTTAACTTCTTGGTTATTTGTTGTTGAAACCATTTAAGAACAATTGGTATGCTCACGTTAGAGGTTAAACCAAAAAGATAACCGATGGGATACCGATAACTTTCATATTCTTTTAGTTGTGGAATATTCGTAAATACAATCGTTATAAGCATATACCCTGTTATAGACATTCCCATATTAATAAAAAGGTCTAACAATATCAACCACTTGTTTGTATATTTTTCTTTGTTGTCTGTCCTGTAATTGAACAAGAATATAAAAAATGATGAAAATAATACCAACCCCATCATTATAAGTTCAGACATATTAAATAATTCGTTCATTCATACCTCATTTATAACCTATTTCTTTTAATTGTTTAATAGTATTACTTGCACTTGTATGACGGACTCCAATTCCTCCTGCAGATTTAAACTGTGCAATATTCTTAATATGATCATCAATCAATAAATTTGGTCTTCCATCTCTACCATCTTTTGCAAATCTCATTTTATCTGCTCTCATAACAGGATACATTCTAT